TGCAGCGGGTCATTGCCGACATCGAGTCGAGCCTGGGCATCCGTGCTCCTAACAAGAACGTCGTCTACCCGAGCCACCGCCGAGGCTTCTGATGCCCGAGAAACTGTCCACCACCGAGCGGCTCCTGCTCTCGGTCGCTCCCTCGTGGGCGGCGTCCAGGGCGCGTGCACAGCGCGAGTACCTGCAGCACCAGTCTGCGATGACCGTCCTGCGCAAGTACGAGGCGGCGAGCACCGGTCGTCGGAATGACGGATGGGTGCGCCCTGGCACCAGTGCAAACTCGGAAATCGCGGTATCGGCCTCGGCTGTCCGCAACGGCGCCCGGCAGCTGGTTCGCGACAACGGCCACGCCGCCAATGCCGTCAACGTTCTCGTGGGCAATACGATCGGCACCGGCATCCGGCCTGAGTTCGAGGCGGCCTCCGATGCGGGCAGCCGCGCTCTTACGGAGCTCTGGGAGCAGCACGTCGCCCAGGACGGCAGCGGGGCTGAGGAGTCCGGGAACTTCTACGCCCGCCAGGCGATCGGCTTCCGCTCGATTGTGGAGAGCGGCTCTGTCCTCGAGCGTCGCCGCCGCCGCGGGCAGTCCAGCTTCGCGCTGCCTTACCAGGTGCAGATGCTCGAACCGGACTTCCTCGACACCACGCTCCGGGAGTACCGCGGCAACCTGGTCGTGCAGGGTAAGGAGCTTTCGAAGACCGGCGAGGTGCTGGCCTTCCACATCTACACGGCGCACCCGGGGGAGCAGTTCCGCGGCATTACCTCCTCCTGGAGGAGCATCCGCGTCCCCGCTGAGCAGATGGCTCACGCATACCGGCTCGACCGGCCCGGGCAACTGGATGGCGTGAGTTGGTTCGCGCCGATCATGACCGACATGCGGGATCTCGCCGACACCCGAGACGCTTACCAGCTCCGCCAGAAGATCGCCGCGTGTTATGCAGTATTCGTGCACGAGTCAGAGCCTGGAGCCGGAACCAGCCACTCGGGCCAGGCGATTACCGACCACGTTGAGCCCGGGCGCGTCGAGTCTCTGCCGCCCGGCAAGGATGTGACATTCGCATCGCCGCCTGGCGTCGAGGGCATGTCCGACTTCGACCGGGCTCAGCTGATGACCATTGCTGCCGGCCTCGGCATGCCATATGAGGCCCTGACCGGAGACCTGCGCAACGTGAGCTTCCTGTCTGGCCGGATGGGCTGGCTCGCTTTCTACAAGAACATCGACCAGTGGCGCACGCATACCGTCATTCCGCGCCTCTGCCGGCGTGAGCTTGAGTGGTTCCTCGAGGCCGCGGCGGTTTCCCGGGGCATTCGGGAGCCCGTCCGCGTGCACTGGGTCGCTCCCAGCCGCGACCTGCTGGATCCGGGCAAGGAGATCAAAGCCCTGCGCGAGGAGATGCGCCTTGGCGCGCTGAGCTACGGCGACATGGTCCGCATGCGCGGCCGGGACCCGGAGGTGGTCATTGCGAGCATGGAGCGCTGGAAGCGCGAGCTCGACGCCCGCGAGCTTTATTTCGACTGGGATTGCAGCCGGTTCTCGATGGCCGGGAATCTGAACGAGGCACCGAAGGAGGAAACCGAAGATGCCTGAAGCACTGACAGAGACCCGGGAGGTGCCGATGCTCGATGTGCGGGCGGCGCCCGCCCCGGAAACGTTCAACGCCGAGGCGCGCACCGTCACGTTCATCGCCAGCACCGGCGCCCGCGGACTGCGGCGCAGCTGGATGCACGGCGACTATTACGAAGAGCTCGACATGAGCGAGACCTCCATCCGCATGGATCGGCTTAATAACGGCGCGCCCTTCCTCAACACACACTCCAGCTGGGAGGTCGGAGACGTGCTCGGCGTCGTGGACCGCGCCTGGATCGAAAACGGGCAGCTGATGGTCTCCGTGCGCTTCAGTCAGCGGGAGGATGTCGCGTCGATTCTGCAGGACGTCGCCGACGGCATCCTGCGCCACGTCAGCATCGGGTACATGGTCCACGAGTACCAGGTTACCGAACAACCGGGCGATCTCGATGTGCGTCGGGCCGTTGACTGGGAGCCGATGGAGGTCTCCCTCGTGCCCATGGGCTTCGATGACGCCGCGGTCTCCCGCAGCGCGGACCGCAAGAGCAGCCAGGCAAAGATTGTTAAACGGGCCGCTGGGCCCTCAACCCAAGAGGAGGCTGATATGCCTACCGACGAAGTACGTTCGAACGAAGCCCCGGCGGCCACTGAAACCCCGGATGTAACTCTCACGCAGGACGACGTGACTCGTGCTGCCAACGAAGCCAGCCAGCGCGCCGTCCAGAACGAGCGGACGCGTGTCTCGGAAATCCAGTCCGCGGTGCGAGCCGCCAAACTGGAAGCCGAGTTCGCCGACGAGCTGATCCGCGAAGGTGTGACCGTGGACGCGGCCCGCCAGCGGATCATCGAGCGCTGGGCGGAGCAGGACACCACCGAGGAAGTCTCGGGTGTTCGCACCTCGGTCGATCATCGCGTGGTCGATAACATGCGTGCTGGCGCCACGAACGCGCTGCTGGCCCGCGGCGGCGTGGAGGAGCTGACGGACGATGGCCGGCACTTCGCCGGTATGTCGCTGCTGCGCCTCTGCGAGGACCTGCTGGCGCGCCAGGGCGTTAACGTCCGCGGCATGAATCAGCGCGAGATCGCGACGCGAGCCCTGTCCACGTCGGACCTGGCGAACATCGCCGGCTCGGTGTTCAACCGCACGCTGCTCATGGGCTACGAGAGTGCGCCCCGCACCTTCGTTGGCGTGTTCCGCCAGGCGTCGGCCAGTGACTTCCGCGCGGTGAACCGCGTGCGCCTGTCCGGTGCCCCCGCTCTCGAGGAGGTGAAGGAGAACGGCGAGTTCAAGTACGGCAAGGTGACTGACGAGAAGGAGACCTACTCGCTGGCCACCTACGGCAAGATCCTGCCGTTCACTCGCCAGACGATCATCAACGACGACATGGACGCCCTGACCCGGGTGCCCATGATGTTCGGCCGCGCCGCGGCGGACCTCGAGTCCGACCTTGTGTGGGCGATCCTCATGGACAACGCCGCGCTGCAGGATGGCACCGCGCTGTTCCACTCCGACCACGGCAACCTTGCCGGTTCAGGTGGCGCTATCGACGTGACCACCATCGGCGCGGCGCGTGCGGCGATGCGCAAGCAGACGGGCATGGAGGGTCGCTTGATCAACGTCATGCCCCGCCATGTGATCGTCGGTGCCGATGCGGAGACGACGCTGGAGAAGTTCCTCACGGAAATCCGCCCGTCCGAGCAGGCCAACGCGATCCCGACCTCGATGCGCAGCCTCAACCCTGTGGTCGAGCCGCGGCTTACCGGCAACGCCTGGTACATCGCCGCCGACTACAACCAGGTGGACACGGTCGAGTATTGCTACCTGGAAGGCAACCAGGGCGTGTACATCGAGACCCGCGAGGGCTTCAACATCGACGGCATCGAGATCAAGGCCCGTCACGACTTCGCGGCCAAGGCCATCGATTACCGCGGCCTGTACAAGAACCCGGGCGCCTGATCGGCCCTGACCCCATAGCGGCACCTTCGGGTGCCGTTTTTCGTTGAATTCTGAGTAATGGAGGGCACGCACATGGCGGCCAATTACAAAGCGAAGGGATCCACCGTCGAGTGGACCAATGGAGGCACCGCCGTATCGAGCGGTGACGTTGTTACCGTCGGCGATCTGGTCGGCATTGCAGCCGTGGACATCGGTGCAGGTGAAACCGGCACAGTCCACATCGAGGGCGTTTTCGAGGTGCCGTGCAATAGCGCGGACGTGATCAGCGTCGGCCAGACCCTGACATGGGATGCGTCAGCGGATGAGTTCGTCGACACCAACACGCCGGCCACAGGTGACAACGCAGGCGGCGTTGTCGCTATGACTGCGGCCGGCAACGGCGTGACGACCGTCGAGGTCAAGCTGCTGCCCGGTAGCGGCTCAACCACGTAACGCCGATGTTCGATGATCTGGCAAGGCAGGCGGCCGGCACCCTTCAGGGGGTGTTCGGCCGCCTGTGTGTTTACGAGCGTCCCGGGGAGTTTCGGGCCGACGTGCCTGTCACTCTGCGCAGGGATGTCGAGGTCGTGGACGAGTCCGGCCAGGTCTCACGAATCAACTACGTCGCGCGCATCAATCATGCGGACGTGGATTTTGAGCCGAAGCGGGGGGATCAGTTCGTGCACAACTGCGAGCTCTACACCGTCGCTCGGCGGCTATCCGATAACGGATATGTCTACGAGTACGAGGCGACAGCATGATCGACGTCCGCTTCGACAACCTGGACGCCGTGAAGCGCGCCTATGATCCCATCGTGGTCGAGAAGGCAGCGTTCTCTGCGGTGCGGCAGCTGCACAACAAGGCCGCCACGCGGGTCAGCCGCAGCGTGCGCGGCACCTACAACATCAAGGCGTCCCGGCTGAAGATGGCGCTTAAGAAGCGGATCCGGATGCAGCAGGGGACGCCTGCGGGCTTCCTGATCTACACCGGCCAGCGGCTGTCGCTGCGCAATTTCGCAGTGGGTGGCGCGGGGCCCAGGAAGTCGAACCAGCCCGTGAGGAAGTCGGCCCGAGGCAAGCGCCGCGGCGTCCGGGTGCGGATCATGAAAACCCGTGGCAGCCATGTCGTGCCGCGCGCGTTCTGGGGCCGGGGCAGGGCAGGCAGCACCGACGGTGCGGGCGAGCAGCAGATATTCCAGAGGATCGGCCTTTCCAGGCTTCCAGTCCGCAAGCTGACCGGCCCTTCGGTGGCGCACATGGTCCGCGGCCAGGCCGGCGTCGATGAGATCAACAAGATGATGGCGCAGGCCGCGAACCGGGTGCTTTCCCAAGCCCTCGACCAGTTCCTCGCCCGGCAGATAGGCATCCGATGATTCACAAGCAATTTCTTGCGCATCTCCAGAGTGCGGGCCTGACTGCGCCCGCGGTGAGCGCATTCACGACGGAGCCGGTCGAGAACTACCAGGACGACTTCCCGGTTGTGATGACCTACCCCCTCGAGGACACGCTCAGCCCCAACGAGTACGACAACCTCGTGATCCAGCCGCGCGAGACGGAGCAGGTCTGCATGATCGGCTGTGATCTGGACGAGCTGGAGACTCACCTCAAGCAGTTGCGCGACGCCGCTATCGGATGGGTGCCGCCATCCGTGGATGGCGAGGAGTGGGACGCGATGGAGGGCTCCGGCGGGTCTCTGATCGGCCTCAACGGGAAATACATCTGGTGGCGGGAGACCTTTTCCGCCCGCACGCAATATCGGCAGACCACTTAGGAGGGCGCCATGAACCGCAAGGGCGGGAAATACATCAAGGACAAGGACGGGAAGGTGCGGCGGGTGGAGTTCACCCGGCCCGCCACGAAGAAGGCAGCCCCGGCGCCCGCGCCGGCTCAACCGAAGCGCGAGGTGAAGCATGAAGACGCGTAAGCGATTTATCCTGGCCAAGATCGAGACCACATATGGCACCGACGCCGAGCCCGTGGTGGCCACCGACTCGATACTGACGACGGGCCTGCAGCGGACGATCTACGACGGCAACACGGTCGAGCGAAACCTCGACCGCTCCACTCTCGGCCTGGACGAACAGATCAACACCGGCCCCTTCGCCCGCATCGAGTTCGGTGTCGAGATTGCCGGTGCTGGCGCGGCAGGTGACACGCCCAAGTGGGACGCACTGCTGCGCGCCGCCGGCTTCGCCGCCACGGTCACAGCAGAGACCGACGTTCAGTACGACCCCGTTTCCGATGACTATGAATCGGTGACGATCCACTACTGGCAGGACGGCGAGCGGCAGATTCTCACGGGCTGCCGAGGCTCGGTTCGCTTCGTTCTGAACGCCGGCGCCATCCCGATGATGATGTTCACCTTCATCGGCCTGTACCAGCGCCCGACCGCCGAGACCGTTGTGGTCCCGGACGTCTCCGCCTTCGTTGTGCCCCTGCCGGTCAACAAGAAGAACACCCCGACCTGCACGCTGGATAGCTATGACGCCATCGTTCAGTCGCTCGAGATCGACTGGGGTGCGGAGACGCCGTACCAGAACTTCGTCAACCTCGAGGAGGTGTTCGTCGTCGACCGAGCTCCCGCGGGCAACATGACGCTGCTGGCGCCCCGGATCGCGACGAAGAACCTGTTCGCGCTCATGGAGAGCGACAACGGGGTGACGAAGTCGGCCTTCCAGCTGGTGCACGGCACGGCCGCGGGCAATACCGTGACCCTCGATGCGCCGAAGGTGCAGCTGTCGGGCATCACGGAGACCGACATAAACGGTGAGCTCGGGTATCAGACCCAGGCGCGCCTGCTCCCCGACAGCGGCGACGACGAGCTCAAGATCACCGTCGCATAACGATTACGGCCCACCCCGCATATACGTTCCATTGCCTGGCGTCGCGGGGTGGTGCCGTTCTACTCCACAGGCAATCTCAAGGCATAGGGCAATAATATGGTTATTCTGAAAGGCGTGAAGTCCGAGATCGACGTGAAGGTGTGCGCCGATGTGCGGGGTGACAGTGGCCGCATCATCAAGGTGCCGTTCATCGCGACATTCAAGAAGCTGTCCGTCACTCAGTCCGAGGAGCTTCTCGACTCAGCTCCCGATGAGTTCGACGACCAGAAGGACTACCTCCGCAAGCAGAACAAGTTTCAGATCGACGCGATCAAGGCCAACCTTCTCGGCTACCGAGATGTCCCCACCGAGACCGGCGAGAAATTCGAGTTCACGCCGGAGAATCTCGACCAGATGCTCGATGTTCCGGAGTACAAGGTCGCGCTGTGGGACGGCCTGATCTACGCCATCCGCGGTAAGGATGCCGAAAGAAAAAACTGATCGAGGCTGGTCAGGCCTGGGCGCGCTCCACGCGTGACCAGCCAACCCCCAAGGGCAAGGAGGAAGACGGCTACGTCGACGTCCCGGTAAGCCCCGAATTGGATCAACCCCCCGCCGTTTTCTACGTCCACCCGTCCAACTGGAAGGCCTATGAGGTGTTCGAGGCCTGCGAGACCCAGTGGCGCATCGTCGCCGGCATGAGCGGTGTTTTCTATCAAGGCATTGATTACCCGTCTGTCATGTCGGTGATCGATGCGTGGCGCGTGAAGAAGCGGCGAAAAGTATTCAACCAGGTACGTCTCATCGAGATGGGCGCGCGGAGTGTGCTGAATGAGCAACAAGACATACCAGACAACGCTGCTGATTCGGGGTGACTCGAAGAATGCCGTGCGGTCTGTGGAGCTCACCCGCGACCAGCTGGAGAAACTGACCGGGGCCCAGAACCGAACGCGCACGGCCAGCCAGCAGCTGGCCTCGGCCTTCAGCAAGGCAAACGGGATCGTCGATCGGTCCTCGCGCGCCTTTCAGGGGCTGGGTGCGCTGATCACCGGCCTGGGCATCGGCACTGCGATGCGCACGGTCATCCAGAACACTGGCCGACAGCAGGCGGCCATCACCCAGCTGGAGGCGGCGATCAGGTCCACCGGCGGCGCCGCGGGCCGCTCCT